ACACGTGACCTCCAGGCATTGTGCGGCATGGGGTTCTATAATGACGGACGTGTAGCCACCGGCGGCTATGATACTCAGAATCCCCAGGGGTTCAGCGCATATCCGTCGGCCGGAGGCAACCCCCCTAAAGGGAATCTTTTGTGGGGGGTGCAGAACTACATGGCCTGCGGCTACGAATGGGTGGACAACGTTGCCATTAATGTTGAATCGTGGACGCTGTTTAAGCGCAACAGATGCGTGGCAACGTCCGGAGATCCAATAGACCACAAATGGCACATCTATAATCCGAGTACCGGGGAAGAACGTATTGTGCAAGGCTTAAACTCAGGCTCAGGCTGCTGCATAGGTAAGATGCGCTGGGGAAAGTACTGCGACATAGTATGCTCACAGGTGACGGGAGACAAAACGAAATGGAATCAGCATTATGCAGACAAATTTGAATATGTCACCAGCAGAGGCATTGTCGGTGAGCGTTCCTATGCTTTGGGGGCCGCGTACGGCGGTCTCGTTTCTACCCTCGCGATTAACCTTTCATCGCACTCAACCTCGTCCGTTGGTGCCCGTCTCGCCTTCAGAGGGCCAATAGTTGTGGATGACGTGGAATGATGAATCAGGATATGCTGTTGAAAAAATTTAATCTCAAGTAATACGACATGGATAAGATTTACGGAAGCCCCGGGCGGCAGGACGGGCTATATAAAATCGGCCGCAACAAATGGGAACTGATATACGGATTCGGCAAGGACAGCGAGGACGATGAGACCGGATGGAATTACCGCCAACGATTCAACTACCGCCCCGGACTTGATGAAATCAAAAATATCATATTTAAAGTTATTGAAGATGATAATGCCGCAAAGCTGCGATACGGCCTCGTATGGAACGGATTGCCTGTAGAATACACCGAGGAACGCAAAAGCGACCTGACTGGCTTGCTTGTAGCTTTGCAGGGTAATATACTACAATTACCGATAACCCTTAATCTCGGAAGCAATACTGATGGGTCTCCAGTGTTTTATGAGTTCACCTCCGAAGAAGATGTCAGCTCAGTAGCATCAGCTTTAAGCGCACACAAAATCGCAGTATGCAATGAGGAGTGGAAAGAAAAATATTCGGTAGATTGGACAGTCTATGATATAGTCCAATAAATATCTAATCAATATCATATTATGCTAACAGATTTAATCTTAATTTCAATATCGTTTATTATCATTACGCTGTATCTTATGGCGTACATACTTAACGTGGGACTGCCAAGCTCAATCAGCGAAACATACTACAAGACACAGGCAAAATGGCTGTTCCCGACCTGTACGGCAACCGCCGGAGCATTGGCTATTATACCTATGCTCAACGTCACACCCGACAATTATCGGTTTGTCGCATTCTTTATTGTCGCCTCAATTCTATTTGTTGCAGCAGCTCCTGCTTTCCGGGAGGAACTGACTGATCATGTCCATACAGGTGCCGCCATAACATTGGGTGTATCGGCATTGGCATGGCTTATACTGACAAGCGGAGTGCCGTACATAGCAATCACAGCAACACTCATCGGACTGACAATAGACCGTAGACACTTCATATTTTGGCTTGAAGCCGGTCTACTTTACAACATATTCGTCTCCTTGATAACAGTTGCAGTTATGAACTGATAAAGTTAACACAACGATTGCAGTACAACATTTTATCTTTGAACACATAACAACCAATACTATCATTCAATGGAAGAAGCTATAAGATACTTACTACAAGACCACCTCTACCACCACATCGTGATAATATGCCTATGCGTAGGAGGCATGCTATTTGCTATGCTTGTTGACCTCATTTTCGGAGTCAAAAAAGCACGCCTGCTTGGACAGGCCACCACAAGCACGGGCTACAAAAAGACTTGCGAAAAAGGCAAGAAATATTTTACACCCTTTGCAGTATTGATGTGCATTGACTTAATCGCGAGTGTGATTTTGCCTGCTCCATTTTTCTCAATGATATGGTCTGCCTACTGCCTATTTTGCGAATTTAAGAGCGTCCGGGAAAAGTCATGGACAAAGGCCGAGCTTCGGAAAGCCGAGCACACAATGAGCATCGTAATTGAGAACAAAGAGGACATCGCCAAATTAGTAGCCCAGCTCGTTCTCGGAGAGAAACAAAAATTAAAAGAAAACAATCCTAAAGAAGTATAGTTATGATAATCTTAATTGATAACGGCCACGGCATTGATACCGCTGGAAAATGTAGCCCAGACAAAAGTCTGCGCGAATATAAATGGGCGCGTGAAATCGCCATGTTGCTCTGCAATTTTTTGAAAGATATAGGCTATGACGCACAGTTGATTGTGCCCGAAGAAACTGATGTTTCTCTAAAAGAACGATGCCGTCGCGTCAATGCGATATGCGACAAAGAGGGTAAGGACAATGTCCTTTTCGTTTCCATTCACTCCAACGCCGCCGGAGCTGACGGCAAATGGAAAACCGCCGGTGGTTGGTGCATATACACCTCGCCCGGACAAACAAAATCCGACATTCTCGCAACAGAAATATGGAACGCGGCCAAAGAATGGCTCAACCCATATATTAACCGCTTCCCGCTCTTACAACGCAGGGGAGAGTATGACAGCAAGCAACAGCCCATACGCGCCGATTGGAGCGACGGCGATCCTGATTATGAAGCTCGGTTTACAGTGCTGACAGGCACGAAATGTGCCGCCGTCCTTACCGAGTCGCTTTTTCAGGATAACAAGGCCGACGTTGAATTTTTGCTTTCTGATGAGGGCAAAAACGCCATTGTCCGACTCCATGCCGACGGGATAATAAAATATATCAAATCCATGAAGAGATGAAAAAGACAGTATTATTAATGCCACTGATTGCACTGACTTTCGTGAGTTGCAAAACCCAAAAGGCAGTGCAGGATTCATTACCACCGGTAATCCTCAACAATTCCGACAGCATCATAGTAGAAACAACAATAGAAACTACCTATGAACCTATCGATGTAACCTTGGACCTGCCTCAGCAGTCCGAAACCAACGTGACACCTAATGATAGCAGTCATGTAGAAACCGATATGGCGTTTTCTGACGCTTGGATTGAGAATGGAATTTTACATCATCTCATCAAGAACAAGCCCGGACAACTGAAAGGAACCGCGTTTACACCACATACCACCAAGAGGAGCAATAAAGATGCTGTAAAAATCAGAGAGGTGCCGGTTCCCGAGCCTTATCCGGTAGAAGTGGAGCGGGAGCTGACTCTGATGGAACAAATCAAACTCGCCGCATTCTGGTATCTTGTGGGCGCGGTAATCGTGAGCATAGGTATTATCTTTCGTAAGCCATTCCTTACGGTATTACGCAAGATAATACGGTTGTAACTGACATTTTTTGATTACGAAAATAGCCGCGTTGTGAAACGTGGCTATTTATTTTGAAGTGCAGTGAATAAATACAGAGGATGATTGTAATCTAACTTCGGAACGCCTCTGATGATGTATGTGATGATGTGTGGGCGTTCCATTTAGGGGCTGTCGTGAGGCAGCCTTTTTATATGCTCATGCCGAGAGATAGACCGAAACGATCAAGTATCTGTTCAATCTCATCAGCCGCTTTCTCTCCAAGCCTTTTAATATTTAGAATATCCTCACGGTGGAGGCGTACCAAGTCCTTCAGCCGTCGTACCCCGACGCTGTCAAGCGGAATTGCAATCTTCATTGGTATGTCAAATTCGGTTATTGACGATGATAGAAGCTGCTCCATGTGCAATCTCATTTCATCATATTTGTTAAAACTTGCGTCAGGTGTCGGTGCTGCGAACATATTGGGGAGTGAGATAAAAAATGGAGAGGGGAACCACCCCCTCTCCCAAGTCAAACCAATAAATCACCACCAAAAGGAAGAGGACTTATTGATAGTGCAAAGTTAATACTTTATTTCAGATTGTCCAATACTTGCCTCACTGCATTTGTTGCCATATCAGGCGTTACCGTGATATAGGCGTAGAGAGATGTGCCGCCTTTGTCAACTCTATGGCCGAGAATAAAGTCAATGATACTCGTGCTGATTCCGAGGTCAAATGCGTGTTGAGAGAATGATTTTCGGGCTGAATAGTAGATGAGCTGCTTTATGCCGGTAGCCTCTGCCAGTTTTGGCATATTCACATCAAAGAAGTAATGGCAATTAGTCTTACGCTGATAAGGTGTTACGGAGATATGGCCATCTGTACCTTTATACCGTTTGATGATTACCTTTGCCTCATCAGGAATGGCAAACTCTACAAATTTGTTCATCTTTGGGCGGTGTTCAGTCTTTTTGCGGACATAATGGATTATATCGGTTTGCTCATTGAAATTGATGTCAAGCAGGTCTGTCATGTTGATCCCTCCGAGGTAATACGACAACATGAATAGATCCCGGCATTTGGCGATGTTCGGTTTCGCGCAGTCCAAATCCCGGATTTTTCTTACCTCATCTAACGATAGCCACGACTGGCGCACCTCCATTTTCGGTAAGTCATAACCGAAGAACGGATCTACACGGTACTGAACATAGCCGCATCTCTTGGCGTAGTTCAGCAGAACCATGAGGAAGACAAGATTCGTGCGCACTGTGGTTGGCTTCAGTTTGCGGTCCCGGAGTGCTTTGTCAAGGCCGAGAACCGTGCCATGTGTTATATGCTCGGCCAGGACCTTATCACCAATACAGCGCACAATGTTACACCAGATACCTTGATAGCATTTGACTGTGCCAGGTTTGATATGGGCATTGGCCATGTATTCCTCATAGATTGATTTGAGCGTGCGGTGCTTGTAACTTCCGGCGTTGCGAAGTTGATATACCAACTCCGGACAAGTAAGGCCATTGATATACTCCAATTCATCAAGAGCCGACTGATAGCGCTGGAGCAAGTTGCGGATCTTGGTGTTGAGCAGGGCGGCATCCGCACGTTTGACCACCATGCCATTTTTGAACTCCCTATTGGAGTCAAGGATAATGTCTGTGACGATGTAACGGGTTTCTCCGTTGTGGGCAACTGAAATTCTGACCTTGTTTCTGCCGCCCCTGATTGTTTTAGAGGTCAGAACGACCGCGTTTAGTAGTGCCATTTTCGGACAATTTTTAGGAAATGTTTAGCGCGAAACAGCCTGTTTTCCAGTTGTCGGGAATTGTCAAAACTGACTGCTTCGCTGATTGATTACTAATATTTCCTATTGATATTCAGTCCTGTCAGCCTTTTAAGGCTCTATTTACGGCATTTATACTAAATAATTATTGTATTATTCATAATCGTTTCTAATATGTCAGTATTTATGTCATGCAGACACAAATACAATGACAGCAACAATAAAGTTGAAAACGAAATTGATGATTATTATGAATTGGTAATAACCCGTCCTGAATATGCAATAAAAAATGGGCTGTTGTCAGATGCCGTAAACGAATTCGTGTTTAATATCTTGGATTCATTACCAAAACAATGCAAAGCTCAATATGCCCCTGATAATAGATATTTGGAATTAACAGGTTCATGCCATAAATCTGACACATCATTAACAATCAAGATGCGCCCATTCAAGGACGACATGAATAAATTGAACTTTGTCGGCTTCGCTGATATAAATGGATTTCTGGCAATATTTCCCGATTCATCTTTAATCTCAATGTCATGGTTAATGGAAACAAACCGCGCATCTTCCTATAAAATAAAGGTAAGAATGTGTAAAGATTCCTACATACAATGGTTATTTAATATCAAACAACATAAATTGTTTTTAACCAACTTTTCAAAGGTTACCACTGATGACGAGACATATTCATATCCTGAATTTGACATTCAAAAAATGAACATCATGAAAGATTCTATTGTAAAATGGAATATTATTGATTCAATTGACATAGCAGAATATACCATAGCATCTGGAGAAAACCATACATTGTTTTTACTTAAAGATTCATTAAATCCTTCCCATTTGACTAATGAACAAGCAATAAATAAAAATAATTGTTACATTCTTGCCCAGCATTTCATGACAGAATATTACGATAGCAATGCTAACAACCAATGGATTGAAGATGCATTAGGAGATAACATAGATATGAATATGGCTCTTACTATAAAAAATCGTGATTCAAATGCATACTCAAAAAAACTGAAAAAACAATTTTTTGAAATAAAACCAAAATATTTTATAGAGATCAATATTCGCGGCGATTTGTGTAACATTGTTGAGAGAGGCTACGATGCGATGTTTAGCTCGGATAGCCCCTATTCGTTTCTTGATTCAACACAATTTTATAAAATGCTTATCCCGGTTTGGGAATATCGCCAAAATGAAAAATGGTATACTATAAAATCATTACGACAATTATGTGAATAA